TTCAGATTTTAATCTTGTATAAATTGCTTCTTTAGCGGTATCTGATCCAACAGGATAAAGAATATGTCGTGATCTACCAATATATGACGGGCGACCGGCAACTGGCTTATTACTTTGTGACTGACCTTTAATAGCAAATACTTTTCTATGCACTCTTTTAGAAGTAAAAGCATAAACCTGTTGTGTATGATGGCCTCCTGAGTCAACACAAGAACAAGCTATTTTTAAAATTTTTTCATCTTCGCGTTTAAATGTCATGCCTAAATAATTGTCTAAGTCTTTCCAAACCAAATTACTTGATGGATCGCCAAAGAATACTCGATAATCTAAAACCCATGCTTCATTATTTTGGCCCCAGCCAATTACTTGCGCTTCTAATCTGTCTCCTTGAACATCAATACCCGCTGTAATTAATAAAACATTATTTGGAATATTAGTATAATCGTATTCTTCTCGCTGATTCATTAATGAGCTATGCTCGATGCTCTCTCCTGGGTCATCAAACGTTTTGCCTAATGCAGTATTTACCCAGGTCTTTAACATTTCAGGTTGACTCTTAACAGCATAAAAATCAACAGCCATATCTTTCCATGATCTCCAGGGTGAATATAATTCTGATATATGAAAGCCTGCTGTTTTTTTTGTTTCTTGTGTAGCTACCCATTTACCTTGTGAAAGCATCCACATCTTTTTAGTTTCAGGTATTACTACTTCGCAATGCTTACAAGTATACTCTGCTGTTTCAGGTTTTTTAGATTCCCAATGAATTTGTTCCCATTCTAATACTTGGTACTCATTACATTCCGGGCAAGGAACTTGATAATAGCGTTGATCTGATTCTTCAAATGCTACTTCAATTCTCGATAGTCCTTTGATAGTTGGAGTAGATGTAATAAATACTTTTCTATTCCAAAATGTAGTTGTTCTTTTTACAGCTAAGTTAATCGGGTCCCCTTCGGCGCCAGCACTCGGATCATACCTATCAATTTCATCGCAAAGCAAAATACGAATTGGTCTTGAAGCTAGGCCTGCTGCCGAATTCGATCCAACAATATTAATATTGCCTCCTGGAAATTGTTTTGATAAAACTGTATTCGAACTATCTTTACTTCTCGGATCTTTTACTTTAGCCCTTAACCGATCACAATCACGAATCATGTTAGCAAGCCTGTCTTTACTCCAAGCTTGGGCCATTTGTAATGTTGGCTGCAATACTAAGCATGGGCTTGGGTCCTGATCAATATAATAAGCAACTATATTGTTCAATATTTCAGTTGCGCCAACTTGCGCACTTTTCATAAAAACAATTGTATGAATCTTTGGATCATTAACAACGTCCATAATACCTTTCTGATATGGTGCTCTCGATGTTTTCCACATGCCAGCTTCAGCAGAAGATTCTGGCGATAGCGTTCTGTACTGATCAGCCCATTCTGAAACAGTTAGATTAGGCGGTGGTGTCCAGGTCTTCTTTGTCGATAAGAGTATTTTCTCTATATTCTCTTGGTATTGGGTCATTTGCTAATTCCTCTAATGCTTCATAAATTGAATCTTTAATTATCTTTTCTACTTCGTTAAAATCATCACTTGCTAAAACTAAATGACTAACTTTGTTTGGTATTGTTAAAAGTTTGCCTCTGCAGTTTGAAGCATAGTTAACCCATGTAGATTCAACTTGATCTGTTGGTATTAGCTTTCCTTCAATTACAGCAACATCTAGCTGTGCTTTCTTGGCTTGCGCTGCAGTTAGCTTAGTTTTTTCTTCAGTTATATCACCTGTTCCATCTTTTAACGTATATCTAGCTTTTTGTTGTAGCTCTTCTATATATGATTGCCTGCAATGGTCTAAATCTAGCGGATTTGGGCCTGGTTTAGGCTTAAATACGCCTTTTTCTACTAATTTACCAACGTTTTGAACCGACATAAATAAATGTTCAGCAACTTCTTTTCTTGTAGCCATATTTATAAAATTAAACTCAATGCACTGGAAGTCTGTCTAACGGAAGCACGCGAGCGAATAACCACGCCGGTTATATCCCATAAAGTAACTGTTGTTTTAAAACATGCCTTTGTTTGCATCATATCATTCTCTCCATGCTGTAATGCTTTAATATATGTATAGGTATTAAATAACATTTACCTAACCCAACTTTAATCTCTCGGCAATCTTCTCTTAGCATGCATTCAATAATCTTCATTGGCTTGATCCATAAAAATCCGGTGTTAGTATGAATGCACCAGTAGTCTGCCTTGGTACTTAATATATCTCCAGGTTTATTATTTCTTTCATACTCAATAATAATATTTCCTGTTGTTTCTGATCGCTTATCATACTTAACCTCTACACTTTTATGTAACTCAGGAATCCATATATCGTAATCAAGGAATTGACCTTCAATACGTTTAGCTAACGGATATTTATTATGTAAAACTTTAAGAACTTTTTCTTCATATGATATACCCATGCTTAACAACTGACTAAACTTCATTTAATTTGATATCCTGCTTTCTTAATATAATATTTAGCAACCTTCTCAAACTTTACCGGCATTACATATTTAACTGCTTTATTAGCAACACGATAAAAAGGAAATATAGCATCGTATCTAGGATTAGTTTCAAACCTATGTATGATCTTTAAACCGTTCTTATTACGCTCCCATACACCATATATGCTATCGATTGTTGCTCTGAATTGCTTACCTTTTACAACACCTTGTTTTCTTCCTGGTATATTACCAAATTGATTTAATCGTGCATTAACTGTAGGTACTGCTGTATTCTTAACTCTTCTGATGCCTCCAACAATATTTCTATGTATAAACTCTTGTGCCCAGTCTCTAAATGTTATACGGGCTATAGGATAATTCTTTTTAGCAAATTGAACATAAATACTTTTTATTGTTTGCGGTTTAGGTCTATCAAATGATTTACGCATTTGTACTTGCTCAAGCTCTTTAACTCTAGTAGCTGTTTCATTTAAAGCAATTCTTGTTATATTCGGGATATCAACATTTTGAAACTTTTTAAGCTGCTTAACAAATGGCTTGATATTACTTTTAACTGACATTAACATAACTTTTTATTCTGCCTCCGATCTTATGTGTTTTCTTTTTTATATCAATAAAATCTGCAGTCATTGATATAAGTATTTCATTAATATGAAAAATTATAACATCTTCTTTAGATTTATACTTTTCAAATGCTATCGGTACATCGTCTTCATTCACACAAATAATAATATTATCATTCGTATCAGGATGCTTTGTATATATAAATTCTGGTGATAATGTATTATAACCACGATTAGTAGCATCTTGTATTAATGCTTCATAAGCTCTAATCATCATTTCGTTTAACTTAACTTTATTAAATGACGCATGATATTCATGAAAGTATTTAGTATCAGCTCTTTTAAATCGTAATAATAATTCAGGACTAATTAAATTCATAATGCGATCATTACCCCATTCAAGACTAATTTTTGTTTTTATAGCGTTAAGCTTTCGTAATGATTCGTTAAAAACTTTATTTTTTTCTAATGCTTCTAACTCTTTAATTTTTTTTTGTTTATAATTCATAGTTACATCAACAGTTACTTTTTACTAAAAATCGACTTATCAAAAAGTTACATGAGTTACATATACCTATAGGTATATGTATGTAACTCAAAATGTAACTCTTTTTTTCTTTAAGTTGGGCAAGAAATGTAACTAAAATGTAACTAATGTAACTAATTATGTAACTAATCAATATTGTCATACTTTTTAGCTTGATAGCCTTTACCTTGTTCATAATATATCTTACCAGCCTCTTTCAACCTTCTTACACGTTGTTTAACAGTACTATCTTTCAAATCTGTTTGTTTATTTATTATTTCTTTTTGCGTTACCCAAACAGCAATAGGATCAACATTTTCAGCTATAGCTCTTTCTGCCTGTATTTCTGCTATTGCAATAATAGTTTCATCAATCTTAGAATCTTCTTCTTTGAACTCATCATATTCAGTTTTAACTAATACACCTGAAGTCATGCCAGGATAATTAATTAAATCAATTTCTCTGAACTTAAAGTATTTAGGATTCATTGGTTTACCGTCTTTAATTAATGTTTGAGTAAATTCAACTTTCATTTCTTCGCCTTCATCTTTAGGTCGTTTAACTGCAAATTCAGCATCAACAGCAGCAGGAAGCACAGAGGAGCCACGAGCTCGCCCTGAACTGCTATGCCCTGTATGATGTATCAAAGATATGCAACAACTGAACTCAGACTTTAAGTGGTCCACCCGTTCAATAAATTTGTTCATATCTTCAGTACTATTTTCGTTTCCAGCTCCGAAGTTACGAGCTAACGTATCTACATATAAACAGCCTATATCACCAAATTCATCAGCTACTTGTCTTATATGATCTATCAGGTTTTGATGGTCTTTTTCATCTAAAAATCTTACACCTCTATCTGATACAAACATTTGCGCATTGTTTAAGTCATGCCCATAATAATGCTCCCATGCTTGTACACGTCTTGCAATACCTCGTTGACCTTCACCTGCTAAATAAATAATAGGTGTTTGAACTGTTTTATGTGATTGCCATGGAATACCCATTGATGAGCATAAAGCCATATCAATAGCTACAAATGATTTACCGCTTTTAGGCGCACCATAGATATCTATTACTGAATCTTTTTCCATAATGTCTTCTATAATCCATTCCGGCTCTTGTATATTAGCAATAAGATCAGATATCTTACGTAAAACAAGTGATGGCTTTTTAGGCTTGGAAACTTCGGTATCTAAATAATCTTTAAACGATTCTTTACTAAAAATATTATTATAATATGCGTCGTATAAATCATCTTTATCATTTAGAGCTTCAGGCACTTTAGCAATTTGTACAGAGCATTTATTTTCAGTTAAATATTCTGATAATTCATTTGCACATTTAAAACCGGCTTCATCATTGTCTGGCCATATAATAATGTCCTTACCATATACTGGTGACCAATCGGCCTTCTTCCAACTATTAACGCCGCCATGCCAAGTTGCTGTAGGTCCATCGTATAATTGATTTGCGCCTAAAGTTGCTTTTTCGCCCTCACTAATAACTATAGGGCCATCGGCTTCTTTATAGTATATAGGCATTAAACCTTCAGGCCTTTTTAAAAACCAATTATCACCTTGTTTACAAAATGGTGCATACTTTTGTTTAATTGAATGATTATCTGCAAACCTCATTACTACAAAAGAATCTGTGTATTTAAGTAATACAACAGCCTCTTGTGCTAACGAGCGCATTTGTTGTTGATTATATTGTTTATATGTTTTAGTTACCGGTATGTCATTGATGTCTGGACTGTACATATTTAATATATCATTTCTGTTTTGATTAAAGTGGTCGATTAACCATATAACTCCTCCTCCTTCATCTAATTCAAAACTAAAAAATAATCCAGTTTCAAGATTGAGGCACCAACTTCCATTAGTACCCCATCTATATTCTGTGCTGGATTCTTTTGTCGGTTTTCCTAATAAATGAAGACCTACACGAGGAGCCAACTCTACAAAGTTGACTTCTCTCATGATTAAAACGGTAGATCGTCTTCAGTTAAAGGTTTTGCCGACGGATCAAATCTAGGATCACCTGATTCTGGAGTTTGATTGTCCATTACAAAGTTAAAATCATTATTAACTTGTGTAGCAGCTTGCTCTAAAGGCATGTCAACATCGTTAGTAACAAAATCTGCAGGCTTATCAGCCCATTTAACAAATTCAAATTGTGGTATAGCTGCTTGACCTACTTTGAACTTTTCGACTTTAGCTCCAGTATATTTCATATGTACAACTTTTCCAGGATTTGCTTTTATATCATTCCAGAACGTAGCACACATTGAATTAAAGCCTTGACTTTCGCCCCAGCTAAATCTACGCCATAACTTAGACCCATGCTCTTTAGTATACATCCAAACACTGAATGCTCTTTTATGTTCTGAAGTAGGTTGCCCTTTAGAAACACCTGGCTTATCGTCCCATTCCCAGCTATAGCCACCTTCGTATATACCCCAGCCAGTTTGTATACTAGCTGGATCAATAAGAATATGAACTATATCTTGATGAGCCTCTTCTCCTACCATCCAACATTTATCTGTGCTGCTATGCTTAATAAAAACATTTTCACCACTCGTATTAATACCCAAAATATCCATAAATTACTCCTTTAATGTAATATTGGTTGCGCTTCATTGCGCCATTTTTCAATTAGTACATATCTAAACTCAGATACATACTCATCAAAACTTAGTTTGATTCTCATGTCGGTTTCTAAATAATCTAAATATTCTAAAACACAGAACTCTGAGAATCGTAAATCTTTATTTGTCTCTGTTGACATAAGCTTGAAAAATTGTATTTTTTTTTATTATATCTACAAAATCTTCCCATTTGCAAGTAAAAATTTTATTATTATCTTTTGGCTCATCTTTCATAATAGACCAAAACGGCATAGCTACTTCAATTGCACTTCTATTATATTTATAAACTAAAACCGGAATTCTTGAATCGCCGGCCGATACACATACTTGATCCCACCAGCCAGATTTATAACCTTTACCTTCAGCATAACATTTGCATTCAATTGCATAGTTTAAAAAATTAATATCACATTCTCCTTTTTTATATAGCTGCTCAAAATTTCTTGTAATGTGTATATCAGCATTATGTTCATCAGATAATTCTTTTAAATAGTTAACAATCTTTCTTTCGAATGCTGCACCTTTATTTCTGCTGTTAACCAATTTTGCCTCTCTTAATTAATTCTCTACAGGCTTTTAATTTAATTTTTGGCCGCGTGCTTGTATTGTTAATTAAAGTTTTTAATTCTTCAATTGATCTATTTTTTAAATAATGATGTTCTATTTCATATTTGCCAGTATTTTTATTTCTTATCTTTACTGACTTCTTTATTTTTTCCGGCATTAAAAATTTTGTCCCAATTATTGTTTATTTTTTTTTTATCTTCTGGCCTGCGTTTACTTCCTTTACCGCCATGCCATTTAGACATTATCTTTTAATTTTTCTTTAAGCAATTGCTCAACAACAAAAATCATTTTTTTTCCGTGTTGATCACAGTATTCTTTTAAGATCTTATGCGTTTCAGGTTTAACCCATACAGCTTTCATTTGATTCTCATCCATGTTTTTTAATCCTTAGAGTCTTAGCTCTTACTTGCCTAGCTTCTTTAGCTGGTGTTATTTTTTCTGGTTGTGCTTTGTAATTAATCATAGGCCACATTATTGTATGTTGATTTGTTTGGCCGCCATCTGCATCTTGTATAAATTTCTTTAATTTTAATTCAAGATTATTAATATCTTCTGTTAATTCTTTTATGTGTTCTTTCTTTTTTATAATCTCTTCACAAAACATATCAGCACTACGTCCTAAAGTTATTATATCTTTATTAACATTTTTGTATACAACGTTAGCATCATTACTTGATGAAGGCGCATAATATTCTTTATGCTTAACCCTGTAATCAAAATCTAATACAATCGCTGATAGCTCTTTTTGAAATTCAGGCTTACGCGAATATAAATAAATTCTAAAATCTGTTGATTGCCATAATACAATAACGGCAGCCCAGCTATAGCCAGTGCATTCCATTAAACCTTTAGCTTGCAATACGCCTCGCCATTCTTCAAGATCATTAGTGCCAGAATTACGAGTTGCTTTACATTCAATTACGCCAGGTCCATCTAATACAATTGTTTCTTGCTCTGGAATAATTACGTGATCGTATTCACCATTTTTAAATGTTAATTCATGTGCAATGCCGGTAGCGTCTAAGGAACCTGCTAGGGGTAATGTAGGGTGCATTACAGGTTCCTCATAATCTACTTTTACGCTTTCAAGGCCTAATATATTTTTAGCCTCTTCGCACAAAACCGGCTCTAATAAATCTCCCATACGTTGAAGCATTAGCTGAGGGGTTTGTTCAGGCAATTCGCCTTCACTTGCTTTTATAGCTACATCAAGCCATTCATTTCTTGATTGATACTGGCTGATACCTTTTATATATGGTAATGTTGAGCAGCTTGCTTGATCGTATCGTGTTTTTTTACCTACCATTATTGCTCCTGTAATATAAATCTGCTATTTCATTTAATGTTAAATCAGACGGATAAATATGCGTTTCTTCTTCTTTACCTACATGTCTATCAGTTACTTTAATAGTGCCGTCGTTAAATATAATTTTTGTATACTTATGATCTCCCCAATTATTAATTTCTAATATTTTAATGTTTTGTGACCACTTAACAATTGTTGCTATTTCTTCTACTGGAATCATGATTGATAAGATTTTTGAATTGCTTTTAATTTAACAAATAGATTTTTAAAATCTACTGCTGTATATTCAATGCCGTCAAAATTAAATACAGTATCTTCAATTGGATTTTCAATTGGATTATCAGGTGTTATAGATAAAAACCATAATAAAAAAGTTACTTCTTGTTTGTTTAGTTTACGTTGGCTTAGGTTAAGATTCATCTATTTACCCCCATTAAATATTGTATTTCAGTTAAAGAATCTCTTACCGAGTATTCTCGATCATTAGCTTGCACCTTAGTTTCACCAGTTAGAAAATCTTTGTAATAACCTCTTATGGATCTTTTAGTTAAGATCAATGGTTTAGTTGTACCTACTTCGTTTAAATGTATATCCATTATTTACCATCCTTATCTTTAATAATTAAAGCAACTGCATATAAGCAAGCCGCCATGAAAGCTAGTATTAATAATATTTGAAAGTCCATTACTTCTTCTCCTTAATTACTTTAACTTTATGACCTGCATTTTCTAAAACAACTTTTTTCATAACCATTAAAACCATTTCATTTGTTTTTAAAGCTGTTACCCAGCCTAAGCTAGGTAGTTGAACTTGTAGTGTGTATCTCATTATGCGACCTCCTGATTATCAAGATAGTTGTCTATCTTTTCTTGCACATCTTTTATAGTATGACCCCAACCGCCAAATCTTATTACTGGGTTGATACTAACCTTTGAACCAGTCCAGTGATTTCTACCACAATCCCAATGTGAGTCTATTTTAAATCCTCTATACTTATAAACCGCTGGTTGATATTTAGTAGCCTTTTTATATATTTCTTTTTTATGCTTCATGTTATTTAACTCCTTATTTTTATTTAACATAAAATAATTATACTGAGTAAATATATAATTGTATACCTTTTTATATGTATTTATTCGTATTAACTTTAAAGCGTTTAAAGTAGAATGATTAAGAGGCTGATAATAAAATAATACTACTCCTTACTCAATATCTCCATATTTTAATCAGCCTCACTTATGATCGGTCGAACAACAGGAACTGATGATAAGTTTTGAAGCGTTTCATGAAATGAGTCTATTTCTAAAGTATCAGTAATAATTTTTTTATCAAATGTAAAATAGGTTTGCGAGCTGCAATTAGATTTGAATAAAATACGTTTTTCCGGCATAAACACAAAAGCAAGAATATCGCAATGATAGTTTTTATATATTTGACTTTGATTCCTAGAATTATCAGAAACAAAAACATATTTACCTTCTGGTGTTTTGCTTCTTGCTTTAACTTGAACAGTATACATAGCGGGCCCAAGCTCACATATTAGATCAGCCGGATGTTTGTCTTGGCATGGAAAGCAGAAGTCGCAATATTCCAGCAAAAAAGTCTGTACTAAAGATTCTGCAAATGCTCCTATTCGAGAATTGTTTTGATGTTCGTCTGAACTTTTAGTTGGCATTTTTTTAACTCTTCTGAATTAAATATTGCACGTCTCCCTACTTGTTGTGCATATTTAGAATTTAATAATTCCTTACCTGCTTTTTCCCATTCTCCTAATTCCATATAAGCCCTGGTTTTTCGAAATGAAAGCCACGTATTTATGCCCATATTAAATACTAAATCTATAATAATAGTTTTTGCATTTTCAGGAAACGTATTCCATACCGGCCATTGCTTATCTAATTTTTGTATTACGCTATTAATATCATTATCTAAAAGATACATAGCCTCATCTTTTGATATACCATTCGTTTCAAGATTTCTTCCAACGCCAATTGTTGTATAACCTTGAGAGCATTCATACGGCTTCAACACTAATGCTTCCCATTGTATTAATCGTTCTTTTACAAGATCTTTCATTTTACTTTTTTGTTTTCTCGTATGTACGTAATGTGGACATACCAAGCATAGCCATAACGATTGTAGATAGTTGGCTAAAATCAAACTCAGGAGTTTCAAATTGAATTGCATTGACAATAAGAATGTATTGAATGATAGGTTCTAAAATAAAATGATAACAGAGTGATAGACCGCAACACCAACCAATAAATGGGCGCCAGCCTGCAACGAATACATTATTGTGTTGTGCTTCAACTTTATTAACTTCCAATTGTGCTCTATTAAGCGAAATAATTTCCTTCTCAAGTTCATGAGATAGTTTTGTTTTTAAATCTTTGTCAGCAACAAATTTATCCAAAATGTTACTAACTGGTTCGATAAGTTTGTCTATCATATATTAATTTAGATTAAATTAAACCCCTGAGGACTAGCATAAACATGCTAATAATTATTGTTGTAAGACCAGCTAATAACCAACCCTTCATACTATTTACTGATACTTGTAAATCATCGGTTTTTCTATAAATAGTTTTCCATCGTTCTTCGCACATTTTCTCATGAACCCTCAGGTCTGAATGTACATCATTAGCGGTCTTACGAGCAGCCATTATTCTTCCTCAACTACCTCAGCTACATCTTCAGCATTAATAGCTCTATCAAATGATTGGATACAAAGATTTTTGTATTCATCAGTAATGACATAGTCATCGTATGCTTCTTGCAGTCTAGCTAGTTTTTTACCAGCAATGTTTAGCTTAGCAGCTAGTGCCATTTGCTCTTCATTTAGATCAGCAGCTCTGTATTCAGTGCCATTAAATGTGATTATTACTGGTTCTTGGTTTTCCATCTTATTTTCTTCTTTACTCATTTAACTCTCCTATAAGTTATTTAAAATTAAATTATATACTAATTTTCTAGCTCTTCTATTCTTGCAGTTAAATTATTTATAAGTTCTTGTTGTTCTTGTATAGCTTTCATTATTGTTAATAACTTGAATTAACTGCATGTCCTGCTGCTGTATATCTAATTGCACCACCAAGACCACCAGCATAAGTAACAGTTATTGCTAAATTATTACCGCTTTCTGCTATAGAAACACTTACTGTACCCTGACTGCTGCCTGTTTCTCTTGCTGTTGTTTGTAAAGTGCCATTGCTATAAAAGAAATCAATTATAACTCCAAACTGTATTGAGCCACCTGAATTTTCACCTGCTAAATAACAAGTGCCTGTTGAAGCAACTTCTGCATTAGGACTTCTTGTTAGTAAAGTAACAGTTGATGTATTGTTTGAACTTACAGTGTTTGACCCTGTATTAAAATGCACAAATTGACCATTTGATGCAGTTGGCTGACCAGCATTTTGAATGATACCGCTTAAATTTGCATCACCTGAAAGGTGGAGGTCTTTGTAGCGATAAGCACCAGTTCCAAAGTCTGTTGTTGCGTCAACTACAGCACCTGCATTATTAGTTGGTAAATAAGTGTTAATTGCAAACCTTAGTCCAGCGTGTGAAGAAGCTGTAGAATAAATAGCTACATCACCGCCAACAACACCAATACTTCCAACTATTGAATCGTCTTTTGCAAAATGAACAATAGCTCCATCAGATGTATTCCTATTAAAATGTGCAGCATAATTATTATCAGCACAAAAGAAGGTTCTACCATCAGCACGAAGACTCGTTCCAACAGTTCCACTACTTGCAGTAGTTTGACCCACTAACAAGTTGCCTGAGACATCAATAACCATCTTATCTGTGTGAAAAGATAAGTTACCTGTAGCACCACTTTGTAATCTCATAGCAACAACTTCTTGGTCTGCATTATTAAATTTAATACTTGGCGTTGATGTTCCTCTTACTCTTATATCACCACCATTGACTTCTAGTTTGTTATCTAGGGCAGATGAAGCTCCAATTCCAACATTGCCTGTATCTCTAGCTATTGTCAATCTAGTTGTATCTACACTAGAACCAACACCAATTTTAAATAAGTTATTTGCACCATCATATCTAATAGATGCACCGTTAGCTGGACTTGAAGAACTTCCTTCATGTAATAATATTTTAGAATCAGCACCTACTAAATTAGTATTAATATCTAATGTAGCACCTGAAGTATTTACAATATTTAAATCTGTTTGAGGTGAGGTTGTTCCAATTCCAACAGCAGTATTAATATAAGCTGTGCCTGAAAGGTGAAGGTCTTTGAATCTATGTACAGTAGAGCCTAAATCAACAGTATTATCTACTCTAGTACCATTATCTCTTGCAACTACACTATTACCACCAAAAGACAATCCTGAGTGTCCTGATTCTCCATCAATGTAAAAACCACCTGATTCAATACCAATACTTCCAACTGTTGTTCCTGCCTTTGAAAACCTAACAAGCTCACCGTCACTTGTAGTTCTGTCAAATTGTCCTGCTCTGTCTCCATCAGCAGATGAATAAACTAACCCTGCCGCATTAATAGTTGTACCTGTAGTGCCGTAAGCTGAAGTAGTACCCACCAACAAGTTGCCTGAAGAATCAATACGGACAGCTTCTGTGCCACCATTTATTCTAAATCTCATTGAAGATGAGCCACCAGCACCAGCATCTGCATCAAAATAAAATGCAGAACCAGATTGCGTTATTAGTGACCTATAATTATTATCTGAATCTGACCATTCGACTGTTGGACTAGCACTATGTATTTCTAACTCATGTGAAGGACTAGTCGTTCCAATACCCAAACTTTCAGCACTTGCATCCCAAAACAGTTTTGCTGTTGTGCCTGTATCTTCGTAGAAGGAGATGTCGCCTGTTGCGTGGTCAATTCCAAATCTTGATGTAGATGATGAAGCATCATCAGGAATTGTTTTTATAAAAAAGTCACCAGCTTGATTTTGAAATTGAGTGTTTAAATTAGTAGTATCTGTTTCAAATAATCGTAATCTTGCATTTGCTGATGAAATAGAAGCATCACCATCAACAGTCAAACCATCAGCAGTTACTGTACCTGTAATATTAATATCACCTGTACCTGTAATATCGCTTGAGTTTAAATCTAAATTACTACCTAGCTGAGGAGTTGTATCTTCTACAACATTGTTAATAGAAATAGCTTGTACTCTTGCATCAGTGTAATAAAGGTTAGAACCTTCAGATAAATCACTTGTAGACTTACCACTAAAAGCAGAATTAAATCTAGCTGTTGTATAGTAAAGATTAGTTGAACCCTCAGATACATCATCAGTATCTTTTGTAGCTAGTCTTGTATCAAATCTAGCATCAGTATAATAAAGATTAGTTCCTTCTGATAAGTCTGATGTTGAATGATTGCTTATGCTAGAAACTGTACCTGTTACATTACCAGTAACTGCTCCTTCAATATTAGCAACTAAAGTACCAAGTGAATTAAGAGTTATATTACCTGTAGCACTACCATCTGCTGTTGTTAATCCTAGTGTAAATTTATCTACTGATTCATCCCACATAAAGATACCATTATCAGCAGTACCTCTATTAATAAGCATACCTGAGTCATTTACAGGACTACCTGTTAATCCTGCATTAAGCTGAAATAAGTTATCTTCTATATCTAGGTTAGTAGTATCAAGAGATGTAAGAGTTCCATTGACAGTTAAATTACCTGCTACTGTTAAATCAGATGCAATCTGTACATCATCAGGTAGCGATAGTGTTATATCTGCAGACTCACTACCACTTCCTGACACTGAAATCTTATTAGCTGTTCCTGTAATGGTTGCAACATAGTTACCTGTAGTATCAGTTCCTAATGCAACTGAATTAGCATCTACGCTTGCAGCTTGAACATTTAATGCATCAACAAATGCTTTAGTAACCCTTGCATCTATAGCTGAGTTAGCTCTTGCATCAGTGTAATAAAGATTAGTAGTACCTTCGCTTAAATCATCGGTATCTTTGTTATTAAATGCAGAATCAAATCTTGTTGTTGTGTAATATAAATTAGTGCCTTCTGCTAAATCAGATGTAGACTTAGTTGCAAGTCTAGTATCAAATGCTGAATTAACTCTAGCTGTTGTGTAATAAAGATTAGTACCTTCACTTAAATCACCTGTATCTTTAGTAGCTAATCTTGTATCAAAATCTGTATTTGCTCTTGTAGATGTATAGTAAAGGTTTGTAGTTCCTTCACTTAAATCATCAGTATCTTTATTGCCAAATGCTGTATCAAATCTTGCTTGCGTATAATATAAATTAGTATTCTCAACAACTATAGAAGTATCAAGTGTTGATGTAACTGCTTGATTAGAACCATTACCTATAAATATTTTGCCATTGTCTAAGTTAGGAGTAGCGTTGCTTCTTCCAGCACCACCTACTTTAATTGAACCAGCAGCAGCATGACTTCTAATTACTTTACCTATGTTTTGTATTTGACTGGATTCACCTGTTGGAGCTGTAGTTGTATAAGCACCTGCTGTTGTAGATACATAAAGTATTTGTCCTTCTGATACACCTGAAGTATCTAATTCTTCAATAGTACCAAAAGTAACTACTTGTAATGCAGCGTTATCATTAGCATCAGATAAAGCTAATCCAAATGCAGGCATTTTAGATGCATCATCAGCTTTAGCTTGACCAACTGTTGGTACATCACCTGATACGCCTGATATATAAACTACATCACCCTTGCTTAAAGCACCATCTGCTTTAGCATTGAATCTTATACCACCTTCTAAATCACCAATAAATTCTTCTGTAGCTGTAATGATATTAAAAGTAACATCATCAGTAGCAGCTACAGCTTGTCCTATAGCAATACTAGGAGTAGAACCTTCACCAGTTCCACCTGTTACTGTTACGCCAGTTCCACCTGACATAGATTCAACATAATCACCAGTTGTATCAGTTCCTAATGTTATTGAATTGATTTGCACAACTGTATCTATATCAACATTAGCACTACCATCAAAAGATACTGATCCAACCACATCACCTGATAAAGATATAGTTCTTGCTGTGCTTAGAGTATCAGAAGATACTGCATTACCTGTTAAGTCTCCAGTAACATTACCTGTAACATTACCTGTTAAGTTACCAGTAACATCTCCTGTTAAATTCCCAGTAAATGTATTAGATGCAGTAATACTAACACCTGTAGTAATCCAAGCATTATCAGCAGCGTTTCTTATCTTCAATACACTGCTAGATGTATCTACCCATAATTGATGAGCAAATGTAGTTGATGGTTCTGTTGAGCCACTATTGACAGTTGCAATAGCTAAAAGAGCATTGTTTAAATCTGCTCTAAAGTCTGCACCTGATTGGTTTGCTATGTTGTAATCGTGTTGTGCCATAATAAAATCCTATTTTATATATTTTAAATCATTCAGGGATACTTGGAAATATCACATCAGCAATATTATTAGCTGACTGATATAAAGATGGTAAGTCTCTTAATTCCTGTCTATATGTTGCCCATTCTTGTTTTTTAGAATCAGATAAAGGACAGTCATTTACTTGAGTCCAGTCTGATTCATTTAGTAATTTGTTTCTTTTGTTTCTTATTGATGGAAAAAAATCAGCAATATATTCTGTAACATTACCATCTACTATTTTTTGCGTTGCTCTATCATAGTGTCCTTCAATAATACTTTCACCATCTTCAAGTAATATATCTGCTAAATCTGTAAGATGGCTGCTACTACCCTGTGAGTGTATTAATCCTGTTTCAGTTTTATATATACTATATTTCATTCTTTAAACCTTTATTGTGTATTATCCACATCTATATACATTGCTTGATATGTGCTATTAAATATAGAGCCACTGTTATTCCAGTTAACTCTCCAATATACAGTTTCTTGAGAAGAACTCATACCGCTTAAAACTCCTTGCCACACATAAACATAACTTCTAAACACTCCTGCATCAGCGTTCATTGGAGAGCCTAAACTTGTCCAAGTGCTATTATTAAAGCTATATTCTATAGTTCCATTTCTTACATCACCCAATACAGCACTGTATATAACCTGATAACCTGCACCATTTCTTACATTATTTAAAGTAGTGTTCATGTAAACAGCTTCAACACTATTAGTTGTAGATCCTGGATATGTACCATTCCATTGACTGTTTTCTGCTGTTACCCTCAATGGAACAGTTCCACCAGTCTGATTAATAATATCAGCAGATGCATTTGCAAAATGTTTTACATTTAATGTATCAACATCAATTTTAGTTCCTGATAAATTTTCAATTCTTGCATTATCAATAAGTACAGAACCACCACTCACAACAAAAGGACTTACACTTGAGCCAGCATCATTATCTATTTTAAAAGTATCAGCTAAGAAAGCTATTGTGCTGGTTGCACCAGTTCCTGAATCAGCATTGCTATTAAGAACCATTTGTGCAACTTTGCCATTTGCATTTAGTTGTAATACATAAGATGCAGAAGCATTATCATTAATGTCAGTTATTGCTGATGCATTAGTTGTAACAGATGCTGTATTACCAGCAACAGTAGATGTAAGAGTTGTAATATCAGAAGCTAAAGCACTGTCACCACTTGCTCTTGCTGTCTGCTCTGTAGTAATAGCAGAAGCATTATCATTTACTGATGCAGTTAATGTTGTAATATCAGAAGCTAAAGCAGTATCAGCATTTGCTCTAGTAGTTGCTTCGCTTGATATGCCAGCAGTATTAGAGTTAACAGTAGCAGTTAATGCTGTTATATCTGAAGCTAAAGCAGAGTCTCCGTTTGCTCTTGCTGTTTGCTCAGTGGTTATAGCGGCAGCATTATTATTAACACTAGCTGTTAAATTAGTTATAGCTGTAGCATTAGCTGAAGTATCAGTTGTAAGTGTGACTATATCACCTTGAGCTGTAGCTATATTTGTTGTGTTAGTAGATACAGTAGAACTTAATGAATTATATAAAGTGACTAATGAAGCATCTCTAGCTTTTTCCCAACCGCTATTAGTCGCGTTTCTAACATAGATTTGATTATCATCATTTGTATCTACCCACAAATCCTGAGATTGTAATGTAGAACCATCAGCTCTTGTTGTTGGAGCTGAAGTAGATCTTATTAGTTGAGTTGAATTAGTACCACCAGCATTAATTGCAGATTGAACATCAGCACCTATCTTATCTAATGTTACTGCATCATCTTGAATATCAGTTGTTCCTGTAGGAGCATCACCAATAGTAAAAGTTAAAGTAGCTGGAGAAGACTCTGATCCTAATGTATTTAATGAGCTAACACTTGCAACATAGTTAGCATCAACTGGTAAAAAGTTTAAATCACAATTCTCTACATCAACAATAGTGTTTTTAACTTGATTGCTAGAACTATCAACAACATTAACTCTATATTGATAATTAGGAAAATCTGTTGGTTCATTCCAAGATAAGAATGGTCTACCTGTAGAACTAGAATCAGTATCAGTAAATGATAATCCTGTTGGAGCTTTTACTGCATAAGCAGAAGGTAGGTTAGCTAATTCTTCTACTGGTTCTTGAGGTGGTACTTCCCATGTATAAACATCAAAGTATTCTATTAAGCTGACTGCAACTAATCCATTTGGTTGTAATTCTAATGCTTCAACTCTACAAATCTTACCTGAGAATCCTAAACCTGCATAAGTAAGATCAACTATATCACCTACATTAAGTTTATACATCTCAGGAGTTCCTAAGAACTGCATAGTTGTTTGATTTCTGCTTCTAGTTAAGATTGCTTTACCCATGTTATAAGCTATGTAGGGGTCGCTTATATAAGGGAACTCAGCTTTAATTTCTAATATTTCATCACCATCATCTGAATAATATTCAGGACTTGCATCATGTAAAACTGTAGCTGTATCTAATTCATATTTTTTATTAGCATTAAAGAATTCAACTATAACTTTATTTGCTTTTTTATCTTTGTTTCCATAATCAACTGATATGCCAGCATCAGCAATAATATGATTGTCATTGATACTAAATGTAGAAGAACCTGTATCTTCTATTGATAATTCATACTGACCATTAATATAAAGAAAGATACCTCTCATATTAGAAAGAATCTCTTTAGCATTTTCCATTACATTTTTATTTGTATCTAAATAACCATTACAGTGAAATCTTTTAACTTTTAATAATGAAGAGCCAGTTTGCGAAGAATAGGTGCTACTAAAAGTATTATTTATAAATACAATGTATTCTTCATTCGAATCAAAGAATTCACTTCTTTGCACATCAATAATTTCATCACCATCTATAACACCATTACCATTAGCATCAAATAAATCTAAAAGCTCACCTATTTTATTTTGCCACCAATCCTCATTGGCATTTGCTCCTGCAACAGTAAAGAAGTTATCACCACTATTTGCACTCCAAGTGAGTGATTGTGCTGAACCATTAAAGTAAGGCTGATCAACCTCTGTATCACAAACATTAGCAGCAGAGCTAAATGTAGTCATATTAATTTGTGATGCTGTTAAACCTTTTCCATATTCATTGTTGGAGATTAGGTCAAGGAAGCATAAAGCTGGATTATCAGAAAATTCATAAGTGGATGGAGTTCCGAATGTTTGACCTGAATCTCTTGGGTCATA